GTGAGAGTAGCGAAGAAGGACAAGGAACAGTGGGTCAAGGGTGGTGGGAGTCTGAACCCAACATGGGTAGAGTGGCTCATGGGATACCCAAAAGGGTGGACCGACTTAAATCATTAGGCAATAGTTTGGTACCGCAGATACCTTACTATATAGGGAAAACAATTTTAGAGGTGATGAATGGAAAAACTAATTAAAGAAACTCTAGCAATAGCTGCAAGACTTGCAGCTAAAGCTGAGAGTAGGAAAACAAAATTAACGAGGCGAATGCTAGTTGATGATTTGAAAATGATCAAGTTAAATTTAATGTTAATACAGGATGAAGATGGTTCTAAGAGATAGACATTCAGAGAAAGTTGTGACTATCTTTGGTCCACCTGGTACAGGTAAAACAACTAGATTATTAAATATAGTTGAAGAAGAAATTAATAATGGCACGGCTGTTGATAAGATAGGATACTTTTCTTTTACAAAGAAAGCTGCACATGAAGCTATCACAAGAGCAATGATTAAATTTAGATTAGATAAAAAAGATTTTACATACTTTAGAACTCTACATAGTTTAGCTTATCATCATCTTAATCTAAATCCTGTGGATGTGATGAGTGATTTAAATTACCGTGAAGTATCTGATTGGTTACAAATTAAAATTAATAATCCAAACAAATCTATTAATGAACTTGGTATCTCTACACCAAAAGATGTTTACTTAACATTGATAGATCAATCAAAGATCCAAGGAGTGTCATTAGAAAATCAATTTTCAAGAAGTGGTATGCATATTGATGGAGGCTTTGATCGTTTAAATTATATTGATAGAGGGATCAGACAATACAAAAATAAACATAAGTTGTTTGATTATACCGATATGATTTTAGAATTTATTAAGATGAATAATGCACCACGTTTAGATGTTGTAATCGTTGATGAAGCCCAAGATTTAAGTTTGATACAATGGTTAATGGTAGAGCAGCTCATTCGTAAAGCTGATCGTGCTTACATTGCAGGCGATGATGACCAAGCTATTTTTAATTGGGCTGGTGCTGACATGGGTAGACTAGGTAAGTTACAATGTAAAAGAGAAATATTAGATAAGTCATATCGTATTCCAGGTAAGGTGCATACCATAGCACAAAAAATTATTACACCGATAGTAGATAGAGTTCCTAAAGTATGGCAGCCAAGAGAAGAAGCTGGTGATGTTCAATACCATCGTACACGATTGAATCCTCACATGAACTTAACAGATGGAACGTGGTTAATATTAGCAAGAACAAATTATTTATTAGATCAGTTGGCCGAGGATCTTAAAACGAGAGGACTATTCTTTGAACGATATGGTAGGTCAAGTGTATCTGAAAAAATGTTGAATGCTATCACAAGTTGGAATCATATACAAGAAGGTGGTTACATTCCATTTAAGATGTTGAAAGATATGTATTATTATATGTCAGGTAATAATCATATTGCTCATGGATATAAAGAGCTGCGTGGTGCTGATGAAGAAAAAAGTTATGACCATGATACGTTGGTATTGCATCATGGATTAAATGTTCATCACGATAGACCTTGGTATGTAGCTTTGGATACTATTCCAGAGTCACAGCAAATCTATATCAATGCAGCATTACGACGTCAGAAAGATTTTAATGTATCGAAAAATATAAAATTATCTACGATTCATGCGGCTAAGGGTGGCGAAGCAGACAATGTTATGGTATTAACAGACTTACCAAAAAAAGTTGACGACAACTATTTTTTGCAACAAGATGACGAGAGGCGAGTGTTTTATGTGGGAGTTACAAGAGCAAAGAAATCATTACACATTATTGAATCAGAATCTACTCGAGAGTTTAGAGAAATTTTTTAAATGATATCTCAAAGTATTTTAGAAGAAGCTAACAAGTTAATAGGTGGGGATCGCAACGATGACTACGGCGATAAGCTTACCAATCATAAGAACATTGCTGCGTTGTGGTCTATTTTCCTCCAACGAAATATCACTCCCCATGATGTGGCAATGTGCATGGCTTTAGTTAAAGTAGCACGACTAATTCATGCACATAAAAAAGACAGCTATTTAGATTTAGCTGCCTATGCAGCTATTGCAGGCGAGATAGAGGCACGGACAAATAAAGATAATATTTCTTTTGAATCTGAAGGAGAGAGAAGGGGGCGCATGACAGACATTGCCATAAAAAAATGGCATGAAGATAGAAAGAAAAAATAATGAGACAACCATCCTTATTCCAAGCACCTAGTGAGTGGATACCTCCAGAGAATATACCTAACTTAGAAGAAGCAACAGAGATTGCTATTGATTTAGAAACACATGATCCAGGATTAAGAACAACAGGACCTGGTTGGGCTACTAAAAAAGGAAAAGTTATTGGTGTAGCGATGGCCGTGGAGGGTTGGAAAGGATACTTTCCTCTTGCACATCCGGGTGGTGGTAACTTTGATGAGAAAGTTTTTAAACGACAATTAAAAAAGATATTAGATCTACCGTGCGATAAAATATTTCACAATGCTATTTATGATATTGGTTGGTTAAGTGCCATGGGCCTTGAAGTAAAAGGCAGGATTATAGATACGATGATTGCTGCACCACTCATCGATGAGAACAAAAGAAATTATTCTTTAAAAGAAATAGCACAAGAATACATAGGAGAAACTAAATCAGAAGCTGGCTTGTATGAAGCTGCAAAAGACTTTGGTGTTGATGCAAAAGCAGAAATGCATTTGCTCCCGGCTATGTACGTTGGTCCATATGCCGAGCAAGATGCTGCAGTTACCTTGAAGTTATGGCAAGCATTAAAGGTAGAGATTATTAAACAAGAATTAACATCGGTATTTAATTTAGAGTCAGAGTTGTTACCTATTTTATTTAAGATGAAACAAAAAGGAGTGAGAGTTGATATTGAGAAAGCAGAACGTGTTAAAGAAGGTTTTAAGAATACAGAGAAGAAGATACTACATAGCATATACAAAGAGTGTGGTTTTGAGATGGAGATTCTCTCTCCATTGTCTATTCAGAAAGCTTTTGACAAGCTTAAGATAAGTTACAATAGAACAGCAACAGGATTACCTAGCTTTGATAAGAACTTTTTATTGACACATTCTAATCCGTTTGCACAGAAGATAGTTCAGGCAAGAGAGATGAACAAAGCCCATACGACTTTTATTGATTCTATTTTGAAACATGCACATAAAGGGCGCATTCATGCGGATGTAAACCAATTAAGATCGGACACAGGTGGGACTATTTCTGGGAGATTAAGCATGCAAAATCCCAACTTGCAACAAGTTCCTGCAAGAAATCCTAAAATTAGTCCAAAGATAAGACAGTTATTTATTCCAGAAGAGGGCGCACAATGGGGAATCTTTGACTATTCACAGCAAGAACCACGTCTATTAGTACACTACGGCGCTATAATTAGTGATCGTATAGAGCTGGAAGGAGTGGCACCATTAGTAAAAGGATATACAGAAGACGATATAGATTTCCATCAAGCTGTTGCAAACATGGCAAATATAGACCGTAAGCAAGCTAAAACAATTAATCTAGGGATGATGTACGGAATGGGCAAAGGTAAATTGATGAGCGAATTAGGGCTAGATAAGGATGATATCGATAAAGTGTTCAAACAATACCACTCTACAGTGCCATTTGTGAAGGAATTAACGGATAAAACGATGCGTAGAGCCTCTGAGAAGGGGTATATTAGGACTATTATGGGGCGAAAATGTCGGTTTCATCTATGGGAACCCAATCATTTTGGAATTCATAAAGCTTTACCTAGAGAGCAAGCCGAGGTAGAATATGGGGGCATGAATAAAATTAAACGTGCTTGGACATACAAAGCCTTGAATAGATTAATACAAGGATCAGCAGCCGATCAAACAAAAATGGCTATGGTCAAATTACATAGAGAGGGTTTCCTACCTATGATCCAAGTGCATGATGAGTTAGACATGTCATTTTCTTCGGAAGAAGAAAAGAAAAAGATCATTGAGGTAATGGAACACGCAATTGAACTACGAGTTCCTTCAAAGGTTGACGCCGAGATAGGTCCTTCGTGGGGCGAGGCTGAATAGAAAACATCAAAAAGGTTTTCTTAATCACTTAGTTGCCTTGCAATGGCTCACTAAAAATAATTACTACGTGTTCGATAATGTCAGTGGCCTTGGGCCGTGCGACGTGATTGCTATGGATGATGATGGGAATATTATAAAGATAGATATTAAGAGTGAAAGTATACGACAAACAGGTGCACAAGCTGGATATAAGATACGAAGAATGCAAAGTAAACAACAGAAAAAAATGGATATTAAATTATTAATGGTAACAAAAGAAGGAAAGTGCTACTTCTATAAGAATGATTAAAATATGGGTCTTACTAATGTTAATGTCAATGCCTAACCAACCTTCGGTTAAGTACAATGCATTTATTTATTCTAGTGAAGAGGAATGCCTTGCCGTTAAAAAAGAATACAATGCTACGTATCATAACAGACCACAGTCTTATAAAAATACTGTTGTAACAGAGGCTTTCTGTGTTCCTTTTGATTCTTTTCCCATCATAGGACTTAATCAATCTGGTGCTTAAAACTATTTGTATTTGTTTAACTATTATTATTTGCGTATCTATTTGGCGGTACTATTCTCCTTATCAAACTTTTATGCGTGACTGTAGATACAATGAATTTTTAGGGGGAACAATGAGTGACGAGTATTGTACGTGGCACTATAAACAATTACTTAAAGCTAACTCTTGGCTAAAAGAATTATTAGAATCTTAATTTAATTTTTCGTTTATTTGTATGACTTGCGATTCAATAACAGCTAGTCTTGCATCAATACGCAACATATCTAAATCTTTTATTTGTGTTTCAAGGGCCGTGACCCGTGAGGAAAGCATCCCATTCGTGAAGGCTATACCACCTACGATGCAGGCTACCCATATCCAATCACGCATGCTTAACATTAGAAGAGTCTTTTAGTCATGTAGTCATCAAAAACTACAGGATCTGAATCCAAGCTATCAGATAAACTTCCTGTCATATTATAATTATAAAGATTATCTATCTGTGCGTCGTTTAAATAAGGGTATTGTTCTTTTAAATTACTTTTTCCTTGCTCTACTTTTATATTAGTTTCTTCCATAAAATCTTCTACAGGTATGTAACCATAAGCTTTATCAGCCACTGCGGTTAACCCATCAGCTATTTGATCTGCTCCTGTTACATAAGCAGCTCCATCTACTATACTACCACCTAGATCAACAAGATCTGATAGATTAGGAAGGTACTTAGTTTCTCCTCCTTTTTCTTGAAATTCTTTATCCAATGTAGCAAAATCTTGAACACCTGAATCTATGATGTCAGACATTTTATTACT